GCAATCTTGCGGAACGCCGGCTTGTCGTCCTGCTGAATCTCGGCCATCTCGTCAATCTTGGTAAAGCCCTTGTTCGGTGCGGTATCTACCACGCGCGAACCGGACAGGAACGATACATTCTCGACCGCAAACAGGTCGGACAGCGGCACCAGAGAGCGGCGCAGCTCATTGATGCGGGTCTGGATGTCCTGCGGTACCAGCAGACCGCCGTCTGCCTCGATACCCTCGGTCATGGCACCGGCGTTTTCGGCTGCCATAGCACGACGCAGAACGTCTGCGTTGGTCTCAAAGGCTGCACGCTGGCCGCGTGCCTGGGCGCGGATGCACTCCGCAAAGGCATGCACGCACTCGCGGCTGTTGACCGGCTCTGCCGCCGGAGGATCGGTGCCGCTGGTCGGCACGCCTTCCGGCTCTGCCGGTACATTCTCCTCGGCTTCCATGATTGCCTTTACGCGGGCAATCTCCGCGTCAACGGCGGTGTTCTCTGCCAGCGCCGCGTCAAATGCGGTCTGATCGCCTGCCGCGTCCGCCTGTCTCATGCGGTCTACAATGCCGCGCTTCTTAGCGAGCAGGTCAAGCAGTTTCTTCTTCATAGGTCTTGCCTCCTTAATTGTTGTTGTAGGTTATCCGGTCACGCCATGGTGATCGGGAAAATCAGGTCGGTCATACTGTTGAGAATCTTAACGTCAGCGGTCAGATACACGGTGCGCTTGAAGGGATTGGCCTTCACCGTGTCATCGTCCCAGCTTTCCGCCTCCGTCTTGCCGGACGCCATCCAGGCCGCTCTCTGTGCGTCTACATCAATGCGTGCAGCGTTGGCAAAATCCGGGTCGAGGATATTCTGCTGCATGAGCTGTCTAAAGTAGCTCATATTGAGCGATGACAGCAGGAGCATCTGATTGTCTCTGGTGTTTCGGTAGTTGCCGAGATAAGTACCACGGAACACGGCGGTGATATCGTCACGCATCATGTCCATGGCTTCCACGGTTTCGATAAATTTCATATCTTCCGTGCGGGTCTTGCCGTCCGTGGTGGTCATGCTGTTGATACCCTGTGCAATACGGACCGTGTTATCCTCGCCGTTGAAGAGGATAAACTTGCCCGTGCCGAGTGCCGCGTCATTATCGTCAACTTCT